ACCCGGAACCAGTTATCCATGTCCCACCTCCTTTAGTAATAGTTGTACCAGCTGATGTATTGTAACTATGTGCAGATCCAGTTTGCCATGCAATGCCGGTACCTGCTACATCATCACCTGATGTATGTAACCACGATGAACCTATTCTATTTTCCGGTGAATCACTATAATACCCTCCTCCATTATTCCACGATTCAGATATAGGATATGCATCTATTGTATATGATTGTAATAAATCACTGGCTTCGGACGCATGTAAATTTAAGAAGACAGATGCCGATGCAATATTTCTATCATTGATTGCAGGAATATCTCCAGCTGTTATTGCATTAGTTATACTAGTTATTTCAGTTCCAAAATCAATTAAGATTCTAGAATTATATGTATTGGTTTGAATGTTACCTTCATGTCGCGATCCACATGTAATTTTAACTAATTGCAGAATCTCATCAATACCAGTATTTCTAGTTTTATGTTTTTCATACAATGTTGTATCCTTCTCTGCGTAAAATATTCTATTCATAATTTATTCCTTTATGGTCTAACAGCTTTTCCTTTAATATCTGCATTAGGATATTTTATCTCAAATATACATGGATCTAATGATGGATATAAAACATTATTTTTTATAGATTTAGATATATCATATTCGTTACCAGAATATCCTGATTCTGGTTTATAAAGATTTGTAAATCCAAATGAAGGAATACTTTGTACGCCTTCTAACCTATCTAGATCTGAAACAATAGCTGACATATCTAATGGCCCATTGATTTGCATACGATCGTTATGTAATATAGTCTTTAATCTATCAATACATCGTAACACAACTTCATTTGAATTTGAATTAGGTTTAGGGATAACTTCAAAGTCGACACCTAGATTAATAATAAATGCTGCCTTAATATTTACCGCATCTGTTAACATCCTATATTGTGATATATATGTTCTTAAATTTTCTTGAAGAGCTTGATTGGCGCTTACAAAATTAGAATTTTCATCATCTGTCAATATGTATAAATTTAATGCATATTGATTTGGTATTGTTTCTGCAGGATATGATTTATCTGAAGTATTTATTTGTGTATCGCCTACTATATATGCTTTAGAAACTGCACCAAACCTTGCCGGCATTGAATATACTCTTGCAATATAATCTTCTCTTGTTATAGCTCTATTTTGTGCCGCGAACGTTGACATAGCATTTTGTCGTATCGAATCTAAGTCTTGTCGACTTCTTGCACCACTTGCTGGCTCATTATTAATAACAGCTAATGAATCTTTTGATGCTACTAAATCAACCATACCGGTTTCATTAAGATATGACACACTATCTATATTAACAATTGAACTAATACCAACATTCTCAGCTGATGATCCCCCAAAAGAATATTTAACAGATAATGTTGTTGATTGTGGAGCCAATCCATATGTACTAGTATATAAAAAGTTTGTTGGATCAATATTATCTGTTGTTGTACGTCTTAGATATTCTAATCCATGTCCAACATTTTTAGGATTAGGAAGTATTTCTTCATCTGCATCCGATGATACACCCGACCCAAATAATAACTCTATCTTTTTATCATCACGCAATCTAGATACAAATCTTTTAGCGGTCTTTTTTAATTTAAGAATATATGGTACTGTCGATCTATATGCTGATAATTCTGGATCATTAAATGGAATATTTGCAATATCTTCGAATATTGTATCTTGTGCTAAATAATCAACTTCATACCAATTGGTATTTGCAGAATCTGTTACAGATATTATATCTATTATATTATCTTCCGGAAGAATAATTTTATCATATGGTTTAGGATCAGAAAAAGTAAATGTTTTAGTAGAAATTTGACCAGATACAACTTTAACTGTCTTCTTTAAAAGATATCTAGCAACATTCCCTGACCCATCAATATCATATACTGTTACATCTGGGTCTTGGTTAAAATCAACTGAAGTTTCTGAATGGAATACAACACCTAATTCAGTTGATACTTCTATACCAGACGCAACTGACAATGCATATTGCATATCTGGCTTTGCACTTGCTCCAGTACCTATGGCTGGCACTAGTTGAAATATATCTAATTTACATGTTGCTGGAGAATTTAATCTAGGCTTGTACCCAAATAATTGTGACAACATCATAATATTAGACGACTCTTCAGCGGTCGCTAACATAGATTCTTTAAATGATGAATCGGTATAATACGATAACACATCACCTACATATGCAGCCATTTCCATAAACATCATCCCTGGAGATGCTTCATTAAAATCTTGATATGTATCCGGGAAGTAATTTTTTGTAAAGTTAATTAAATTTTGCCTGAACTGCGCAAAATCTTTATTTAAGTACTTTACATCCTTTTTAACTAAATCTGCCATTATCTAACTTTTCTTTTATATTAATATGTTCCGCCGCTTCCTAAACCAAATGCTGTATCAGCTCCAAATGAATTTACCTCTGTCAATACAACATCTTCATTTACCTCGGTTACATTAAATTCATTTTCACTAGCCAATATATTAATTACTATATTTGTTCCAATTGTAGTAATAGAAAAACTCAATTGGATATTTAAAGAATGTCTATCCGCGGAAGGGATTACCTTAGTATCTGTTAACTTAACATATGGCAACCAATATTCAACATCTTCCATAATTGAATCTTCTAATATAGCTTGTATATCACTTGTATTATTTTCAAATAACACAGACTTTATATCTGTTCCAAAGTTTGGTTGCATGAAACGCTCACCCTTGCTTGTAAGTAATAAATTTTTTAAATTAGATATCACCGCATCATGTGTTGTATATGAAGATTGAAATACACCTAATCCACCTAGTGAAGATGAATATGAATTCACTCCTCCTATAGACGACTTAGCTGCTGCATCTTTATTCATAGGTAATAATATTCCTATTGCAACATCCGGAGTGTCATTATTTGGTCTATATTGATATATTGGCCTAGCCATTATTTATTAGTCCCCATTTTACCATTCTTTTTATCCATAGCTTTAATAAGTCCGGAATAATCTCTTGTCATTGCATTCATTGTCGATGCAACTGCTTCATTTGCCATATTAACCGGTTCTCCATTAATACCACTAGTAGCTAGCGGCATATTTGGTGATTGCGATCGTGTATTTGCTTGAGCCATTTCTTGTTTAAAATTATCTGTACTCCAATCTGCTAATTCTTGAGATGCGGGTGTTGATGCCGTCTCATTTAATAAATCATTTAGCATTGTATTTTTTGTATATCGTTTCTTTGTAACCGGCTTAGAAGATATATTTGTTAAATTTGTACTTTCATTAGTATCATATTCAACATTGTTCACTTCATTTAATAACGGTCTTAATTCTGTCTTAATAGCTTTAGACACTTCTTCTCTAATTACCTTACGTAATAACTTTATAAATCCATCTGTCTTCATGAGTATTTCCCTTTTTAATAAATATCTAGAACAGCAACTATTGGTTATGTAACGGCACCATTTCCAAGGCCTGGAGCTGTTGTGGCTCCTACTTGGGCTGCAGGACTACCAGCTGTTGCAACTGCAATTCCAGGTGCCACAGTAGTTATCACAGTACCGGATCGCACATAACTATCTATTGCCATGGCTAAGTCTAGAGCAATTTTAGCAATTGCTGCGTCTTGATTTCCTGTATTCTTTTTTTGGGCTTCAAATGCTTTTTTAATATCTTGAATTAATTTTGGTGTCATTAATGGCATGTTATTCTCTTTATTGTTTCATCTTTTTAATTGCTTCGTGTACTTTTTTTAACTGTGATAGTGCAGCTGACGGGCCAGTTGGTCCTGCAGGTGTTGCATATGGCATCTTACCCTGTGCCATATCAATATGTATTAAAAGCCATGCTTCTAGTTGAGTAAAAAGTTCATCCATATCAGCTTGCCATTTTGGTGTCGCAATCTTTACATCTTTCTTTGATACTAATACTAGTTCATCTTTACGAGCATTAAATACTAATCGGTCTGCTCCAATTATAACCTGAGACTTATCATATTTACTTAGTTTTAAAACATCTAAGCCTACCTTGGGTTGGGCAAATTTAAACTTTGGTATTTTTTGCGATGATGTAAGGTATATAAATGACGAATCTTTTTCCGGATCTTCTATTGCATAATATTTAGCAATACTCTTACCAGACCTCGCATCTTTAACACCACATGTTAATGAAACAAATGGATCGCCTTTTTTAGCGCCATCCCAAAATGGTTTTTTAAGGTATGGTAATAATCCAGACTTTGCATGTGTAGATGAGAATCTTAATATACTACCAAATCGATCGGGTAAATTTGTATCTCCCTGAAATGGTTGTATAAAGGTAATATCTTGTTCTGTAAAACTTAATTGAGTAGGCTTACCTCCTGCACTTGTCTTAACAATTGGATTAGATCCATAACTTCCTTCATCCGTACCTTTGTCTTGCAAGAACGGTAATATTGCATTATTAACATTACCATGAGTATTAACTACTTGTGAATAATACCATTTATTTTCACCACTTTTTGTTGACTTTCCATCTGGCTGACTAAAACATAATACCTGTTCACCATATAATGGGATAGGCATTCGATTAGGATCAGCCGGGAATGCATAATGTTCGCCTGCAGCATCACCAGTTATCCGTATACGGATTGTACCTGGAGGGAGCTCTATCCCTGCTAGATCTCTAGTCTTTTTGTATTGGGTCGGTAACCAAGTCTGTATTACTTGACCTATGTCTGACTTTGCGCTCATTCGGCTCCTCTGGTTCTGTTTTTATTTTTTCTATTTCAGCCTCTGCTTCTGCCATCAATCTAGATCTTTCTTCTTCAGTCAATCCATATTCATTATCATCATCTTTGGTAGTAGCTGATACAATACGTTGCACTATAGCTGCTAGTTTAACTAATGCATCGTCATTTTTTACCGAAACTTCTAGATAGTCTTTTATCATTGGTACTACAACAGTAGCATCCCCGGTATTTTTTATCATCGGTTCTAAACTCTTAATCAATGAATCGATTTGCCTAGCTTTCTTTTTTGAATTATGATATATATCACGCATCAAATCAGAAAAATTTGTACCTTTAAATAGTTCGTATTCGTCACTCATATTAGCCTTTTATATAAATATAAAGGACTACTGATTTAGATCAGGTAGTTTATATGCACTTATGATATGGCCGGATTTGGAATAAACTCGATACATTTTTTCATAATCTCGTTTCATTACATTAATTACTTTAGTAATGTTTTGAGTTTTTAATTGAGTCCTTTCTCTTATAAGAATATAAAGAGCCTTCTTATTAAAGTTTTCTATATTATCTCGCATTCTAAATAATTCAAGTATAGTATCCGCAACAATAATATCTCGTCTATTTGAAAATACTTTGTTTAAATTTTCATCATACCATAAACACCATTGATCAGTAAAATCTCGTAATGACTCTTGATGATCTGACAAAGCTTCTTCGCCTCCTATATTCCTTGTCTCATCAACAACATTTAATGTTGTACGTTGCTTCATTTTTGCATAATTAGCATTATTCTGAATAATTAAATAATTCTTAGCAACAATTGAAAAATATGAAAAGGCTTTACCTTTACCTTCTTTAAATTTACCGATCTTCTCGGTTAAGAATGCAACAACTTCTGATTTAATATCTTCATATGATACATCAAAATAACTAAAACGAAATGTATGATAAATATTTTCTACTAGCTTATTAAATGGATAATTAATATGTTCACGGAATACTTTATTTCGTTTAGACCATTTTGGTTCAAAATTATATGCTATAATGGCTTGATCGGTAATGTATGTAAAATATTGTTTTTTACTAGGCTTTCTCCCTCGACGAACTTTCGGACCATTTTCTTCGAGGTCTTTCATTTCTGCAGCATACCATTCATAAAAACTATCTACTGGACTTTCTTTTAGTGATAAAGAATCCGGAAATAATTCTGGTTCTTTATTCTCTTCGTTGTCTTCGTTTTCTTTCATTAAAATCCTCTATTTAAACTATCAAATATATCCTGCAATTCTTTAAAGATAAATCCTGTCTCATCATCTGCTTCAAATGACCCCAATCTATCTAATTGTTTTATTTTAGAATTAGACTCTCCTATACGTGTTTTTAAACTAGTAAAAAATGTATAATATTCTGTATTAGAATTTTCTAACTCCTCAATATACTCTGACTGAGCTTCTTGTTTACGTAATTGATTGATATTAACAAATATACATATTGCTAATGCTATTGATATTATTATTATTGTTATTATCATTTGTTATCTCCGAATAAGTCTTTAAACATTTCCTGTGCATTCACTGATGTTGCACTATCTGTTAATCCCTTCTTAGCATATTGTTTTTTAATTGGCTCTGATTGAGTAGGTTTATTTTTATACCACATTTCAAATTCAATTCTTGCTGCCATACAATCTGCTTGATGCATTACATATCCTAAATTAGTTTTTAATTTAGAATCTGCTGTCCTTGACATAAAGTATGGTTTATTACTTTCATCATA